CTTCGGGTGGTTTTTCTATTTTTGAATGCGGAAAAACCGCAGGATGAACTAAAAAATTGAAGGATTTAAAATCCTAAAAAGCAAAAACCCCAGCGCTACCAACACTGAGGTTTTGATTAACAGTTAAGGAGCAATAACTATTAATGAATCAATCTAATGATAATAGTACCACTAAACCCAATATTAGTATAGAGGGTAAAATGAGCACAAAAGACGCAGGAAAAGTAGCCATAATCATGGCGTGGGGGAAAGCAATATCCCTTGTTACGGCTAGCTTGGCATCACTAATCGGATCAATCGCTGTTTTGATTTGGCGACTCAATAGTTAGAGAAAGTAATGAACAATCAGACTTAAAACCGACCCATTTAGAGGTCGGTTTTTTTATGGATTCAATTTATGAGCAACCTTAAATTCACTTTCGAATGCGACTTAGACGGAAATAGTAATTCTCAGCGCTTTAATACGTTATCAAGCAAATTTGGTGACGGTTATGAACAAAACATCGCCATAGGTATCAATAACCGATCCGGTGAATGGACATATCAAAGAACGGCTTACAAAGCCGAAATTATGCAAATCAAAGCATTCTTTGATGACCATAAAGGAGCTGACTCATTTCTGTGGGATTCGCCTTTAGACGGTGAGGTCCGAGTAAAAACAGGTGAATATCAACCCCGTTGTTTAGGTGGTGATGTTTGGCAAATCTCAACGACATTCACCCAAGTTTTTTACCCTTAATTTAAACCCCTTTAAAGCCCCTTTTTAGGGGCTTTTTTATGCGAGTAAGAAAATGACGATTCAAACTGTAAATTTAGGTACGGCACCAACAGGTGCAGGTGGCGATACATTCCGCTCTACTGGCGCAAAAATGAATGAAAACTTTACGAATTGGACTCATGCAGCAAGTCGTTATGTTGGTGCAGCAGCAGGTAATTTGCTTGAGGTTGGGTCCTTCGGTATAGGCGGTGAGGCAAATTTTTATAACGGTAATGCCAGCAATTTTTTTGATACTCATAAAGATAAATCTGGACTTTTCTTTAGCAATATTCAAAACGTTGATATTGGCGGAAAAAAATTACCCAATTTTTTTCCTTATATTGTTTCTTCAAGAGTTGGAGCTGGCTTTTTTACAATTGGAGCCTCTGTCACTGATAATCGTGTGTGTGTAGTTAGAGGGTTAAACACTCAAGCTTACCCATTACAACTGGTTGACTTATGGCATACAGGCATTACAACTATTGATAGTAATGGTTTTATAAAAGCTGCTTCACCGATCGTAAAACTATTTGCAGATAAAATTGAACTCAATGATGAAGCTGCTGAGCAGAACATTACCTTTGAAAAGCTCGATGTAGGGCACTACTTGCTAAAAGGAACGTCAGGTTTTGCAACGGAAGGTTGGTATATCGAAACGCCAAAAGATGCTAACGGGAACATTCTTTTTGCTGTGATTTATCAGCAGTTAGAAAATAAAGATATTGAAATCAAAACTTTTAAAAAGAAGTTTGATGTTGAGTCTGCTTCAATTATTGCTGATTTGGATAATCCAGTTGATATTTCAACGGGCCGCTGGATCGATATTCGCTTGCAAGAAATTCCTAAACCAGTACCCGAAATGCCAGTGGTGACAGAAAATGACACTGAATAGTGATTTCCAGAAGCTGTATGTTGATGGATTAATTCATTTGTATGAATTAGATGCCAGCTCACTTGGAGCTGGCATTTTACGTTTTCATGGTCATATTTCTTATGAAGACTGGGAAAAAATTTACTCATCAATTGGTTCCGAAGGTTTAATTGGTGCCGACTCTGGCAGCATTGGAAAGATTTTTGATACCGGTGATCAGAAAGTATGGAACCGAAATATTATCTGGCAAGGTCAAGTTTTTGAGCCAATGGCCTTGGAAGTATCTGGGCTTGAAATGCGTTCAGATGGTAAAGCTTCAGCGCCAACTTTAAGCATGGCCAACAATATCAACGGCATTCAAAATGCTGTATCTGCTTACTGTTTGCAGTTTAAAGACTTTGCTGGTGCAAAGCTTAAAGTCATTACCACTCTTGCTAAATATCTTGATGCCGAAAACTTTACAGTGGGTAACCCAACTGCATCGAATGAATCAAAAGAGCAAATCTGGTACATCGAGCAAAAGACATCTGAAAATGCACAACAAGTGACTTTCGAGCTGTCCAATCCAATCGATTTTGAGGGTTTGAAAATCCCAGTTCGACAAATTACTTCACTTTGTCATTGGTGCATGGTCGGGAAGTATCGGGGCGAAGAGTGTGGTTACACAGGTGTAGCAATGTTCACTGATAAAGATGAGCCAACTGATAATCCGGCACTTGATCGATGTGGTGGGCGCCTGCGGTCTTGCCGATTGCGACATGGTGAAAACAAACCGTTGCCATTTGGTGGGTTCCCGGCTTCAAGTTTATTGTGAGGTTTTATGAAACTTACAGCGAAACTAAAAAAAGCAATCATGGCGCATGCTGATGAATGCTATCCGCTTGAATGCTGTGGTGTGATTGTTGATAAGCAATATATCGCTTGTCGCAATATTGCCGAACAATCTGATCAATTTGAAATTCATCCCGAGGATTTGGCAAGTGCTGAAGATCAAGGCGAAATCTTAGCTTATGTTCACTCTCATCCAGATGGAACAACAAAAGCTTCGGAACTTGATCTGATTCAAATTGAGTTACATCAAAAGCCGTGGGTAATTTGTTCATATCCGGATCTGGATTTTCAAGTTTATGAACCATTTGGTTATCGCGCCCCTTTAGTGGGGCGTAATTATATTCATCATTTTCAGGACTGTTATGCACTAGTCCGTGACTTTTATGATCGTGAGCTAGGTATTAAATTGCCAGACTTTGAACGAAAAGATGGCTGGTGGGAAGACAAAGATCATCCGTCAATATTGATTGATAACTTTCCGAAAGCCGGTTTCTATGAAGTGGACACTCCGCAATATGGAGATATGTTGATTTGCCGAGTACCACGAACAGAACACCCAAATCATTGCATTATTTGGCTTGGTGATAATGCAATGCTGAAGTCCGAAGATACCGAACCTTGTATTGGCAATACATTAATTTTGCATCAGCTTCACGGCCGTAAATCTATACGTGAAATCTATGGACCGCAATGGTCAACCAGAACGGTAAAAATCTTGAGGCATAGAGATGTTAAAAACAATTAAGTTGTACGGCATCTTGGGGCAAAAATTCGGTCGTGAATTTAAGCTCGATGTCGCAAATACACGTGAAGCCATGCGTGCATTATCTGTTCAGATCGCTGGCTTTGAACACTTTATGTTGCATGCTCATGAGCAAGGCCTACGCTTTGCCGTATTTTTAAAATCAAAGAACTCAAGTAATAAGCGAGGCAAGAAACGCCCAGCGATTTATGACCACGAAACTAAGCGGCTCATTACCGGCGATAACATCGGTGAAGAGCAGCTAGACATGAATACTGAAGCAGACACTATTCATATCGTCCCGCGTGTAATGGGGGCTGGTGGCAATAATGGGATTTTGCAACTTGTACTTGGTGCGATTCTGATAGCTGCTTCATTTATACCAGGTATTGGTCAGGCTGCTCAGGTTGCATTGATAGGTGCAGGTGCTGGCATGGCTATGGGAGGGGTTGCATCAATGCTCATGCCAAAAATTGATAATACTCAAGACCAAAACCAAGACGGCAACCGTGCCAACAAAGGCTTTGGCGGTGCAGTAACTACAGTTGCACAAGGTAATCCTGTTCCAATTCTTTATGGTCAACGGGAAATCGGCGGCTTCATTATCAGTGCTGGTCAATATCCAGAAGATCAGATGTAAATTTTAATTAACAGGCGCTTTCTAGCGCCTTTTTTATTGCGTGAGATTTCTTATGAATGCAGTAGTAGGCGCAAAAAAAGGCAGTAAAAAACAACGGCAACCTGTCATTTCACCAGATTCTGCACAATCGAAAACTTTTATCAAGGTTCTATATGGTTTAGCTGAAGGCGAGATTGAAGGTTTAGCTAATGGGCTTCAGTCAATTTATTTAGAAGAAACTCCACTTCAGAATGCAGATGGAAGCCTTAACTTTGAAAATGTAAAAGTTGATTTTAGAAATGGTACTAATGATCAGGAATACATTGAGGGTTTTCCTGCAGTAGAAAGTGAAACTGCCATCGATGTGGAGTTAAAGTCTGAAACGCCATGGGTTCGAGCTTTTAGTAATCTTGATCTTGATGCTGTTCGTTTGCGCTTAAAGTGGGGTCCTTTGCGTACTCAGAATGCTACAAATGGTGATGTATCAGGCGTAACGATCGAATACGCAATCGATTTACAGACTGATGGAGGTGTCTGGACTGAAGTACTAAAAACCAAGATTTCAGATAAGACTTCTGCAAATTACGAGCGAGCACACCGCATTGATTTGCCTCGAGCTGATTCTGGTTGGCTTGTACGTGTACGCCGTCTGACGCCGAACTCATCTTCTGAATATATCAGCGACAAGATGTATATTGCAGCTGTTACAGAAGTGATCGATGCGAAATTACGTTACCCAAACACAGCATTATTGGGCCTTCAATACGATGCCGAGACCTTTGGAAACGTTGCTAAAGTTGCTGTGGATGCGAAGGGGAGAATCCTAAAAGTCCCTACAAATTATAATCCGGTTACACGTCAGTATATTGGAATGTGGGACGGTACTTTCAAAGAGGCATATTCCAATAATCCAGCTTGGATCTATTACGATATATGCACCGTAGACCGTTATGCTTTGGGTGACCGATTAACCCCGCTAATGGTTGATAAGTGGTCTTTATATCGTTTAGCACAATACTGTGACCAAATGGTGCCGGATGGGTTGGGCGGTCAAGAACCACGCTTTACTTGTAACGTTTATCTTCAGAGTGCCGAAGGTGCATTTGAGATTTTAACTAAGTTAGCTGGTGTATTCCGTGCTATCACATTTTGGGATGGTAATAGCATTATTTGTGATGCGGATATTCCCCAAGATACTTACTTCACGTATACCCGGGCTAATGTTATTGATGGCAATTTTGAGTACGCGGGAACCCGTGCTCGAGATAGACATAATGTTGTAAAAATTGCATGGGATAACCCAGCTAATCACTACAAAACCGAATATGAGTTTGTTCGCGATGAAAAGGCGATTGCTGAGGCCGGCCAAGTTCGTATTTTGGAAATTGATGCTTGGGGATGCACTTCGCGTGGACAAGCGCAGAGAGCAGGCTGGTGGGCATTAAAGTCTGAGCAACTTGAAACACGTACTGTGTCTTTCAAGGTTGGTCTGGACGGTTATATACCATTGCCGGGGAAAGTGATTGAAGTTGCTGATCCTTTATTTGCAGGTCGTGCAAATGGTGGTCGTGTATCAGCTATTTCAGCAGATCGTAAAAGCATTACGCTTGATCGTGACGATGTTGTTGCAGTTGCTGGCGACAGACTGATTATTAATGGCGAGGATGGAAAGGCTCAAACTCGTATTGTTCAATCTATCTCAGGTCGAGTAGTAACTGTTACTCATGAATTTGATGCTATTGCCGCTCAAAATGTATGGGTTATAGATGCCCAAGATTTAGCAACAATGAAGTTTCGAGTGATCTCGATTACTCAAGACGAAAGTCATCAATTTTCAGTGACTGCACTTCAATATAACCCAGCCAAGTTCGATGCCATTGACAAGGGTGCTTATTTTGATGAGATTCCGATTTCGATTGTGAACCCAACAATTCAGGATCCTGTAACTGATGTCGTAATTACTAGTGAAAGCCGTATTGATCAGGGTATCAATGTGGCGACCATGATAGTGTCTTGGGCGCAAGCAAAAGGTGCAGTTAAGTATCAGGTTGAGTGGCGTAAAGATGATGGTAGTTGGATTAAGCTACCAATTACTGGCAACAACTCAGTCGAAGTACCAGGCATTTATGCAGGGCAGTATCAAGCACGTGTAACAGCGATTTCTGCATTTGAGATCGCTTCTTTACCAGTTTATTCAACTTTGACTGAACTCTCTGGTAAGCAGGGTCTACCTCCAAAATTGGCATTTATCCAAGCGACAGGAATCTTATTTGGCATTCAACTGAATTGGGGTTTCCCTGCAACTGGTGCTCTAGATACAGCTTATACCGAGATTCAGGTTTCACCGGATGGTACCAGCAACATTACTCAATTGGGCTTATTCGCTTATCCAACTACCACACATACGATTCAAGGCTTGCAGCCAAATCTGACTCAATTTTATCGTGGCCGCTTGATCGATAGGATTGGAAACATTGGATCATGGTCGGACTGGACTCATGCGACAACTTCTGCCGATGCAACAGATGTTCTTGAGCTCTTGAACAATCAAATCAGTGAAACACAACTTAGTCAGGATTTAAAAACTAAGATTGATCAAATTGAGACTATTGATGTTCAGATTCCTGAGATTAAGCAGGACATCAAGAATACCAAAGACCAAATTTCGCAAGAAGTTAAAGACCGTAAAGACTCTGTTCAGCAGGCTGTAGATCAAGCAAACAATAACCTTACGTTAGAACGCGATGCGCGAATCAAAGATATTGATTCAACAAATCAGTTGATAGCTCAGGAAGTTCAAGACAGGATTAATGCTGATTTTTCAGAACAAAAGGCACGTGAAGCTGCAATTCTTGCAGAAGCAAAGTTGCGTGATACGGCTATTACTTCTGAAAAAGAAGAGCGTATTGAAGGTGATGAACATCTCTCTCAGAGAATTGAAGCGGTTAGTGCTAGTTCTTCAGATAATGCAGCCGCAATTCAACGTGAGGAAAAGGCAAGAACTGATGCTGATAGTGCATTGGGTCAAAGAATTGATACTGTGGTTGCACAAGCTGGCGATAATGCAGCAGCAATACAACAGGAAGCAATAGCCCGTGCTGATGCTGACTCTGCAAATGCATTATTAATTGAAACAGTGAGAGCTGAGTCAGTTGAAAATGATGTTCAAACTCGCGCACTAGTTACAAATGAAAGTAATGCGCGAATTGATGCAGATAAAGCATTGGCTGAACGTGTAACAGGTGTTGAGGTCGTAACTAAACCAGCGTTGATTGGCTCAGAATCTGAATTAATCGGCAATGATGGTGGTTATGCGGGTGTCTGGTCAATTTTATCTGCTGTACAAGAAGGAGATTTATTACAAGCAAAACGTACAGATCAAGTAATTGTTTCTATAAATCAAAATGCTGCAAGCATAAATTCAGAGCAAATTGCGCGTATTGAGGGCGACAAAGTTATTGCTAAAGCTCTAACTGATTACAGTGCAAGTAATGATCAGGCTCTTGCGAATGTTCGACAAAGTGCTGAATCAGCCGTGTCTAAGTCTGAAAGTAATGCTCAGGCTTTAACTGCACTCGACAGTCGTGTGAATATAGCTGCAACAGATGCAAGTGAAGCAAAGCAGAATGCAGCAAGTGCGATAAGCAAAGCCGAAATAGCCGTATCACAAGCTGATTCAGCGGCATCGATTGCACAACAAGCACATGCAGAAGCATCTGCAGCAAGTTCAACTGCAAGTAATGCAGTTAATACGGCAAATGGTGCAGCAGCTAATGCGAATGAAGCGAAAACGAATGCAGCAACCGCATTATCTCAATCGAGTGCAGCAGCTTCTCAATCAGCTGCCAATGCAGAGCAGATCCAGTCTATTAAAGTCGATTTGGGGGGCAAGGCAAGCACTGGTGCACTGGAGCAAGTCAAATCTGATGTGAGAGACGTTGATAATAAGATCACTGCTCAAACAACTCGTATTGACGGTGTTTACGCTCAACTCAACCCGCCTTTGATTGGTTCAGAATCTGAATTGGTAGGTAATGAAGGAGGTTATGCGGGTGTCTGGTCAGAGCAATCGGCGCGTATTGAGGGTGATCTTGCTGTAAGTAAGCGAGTTGATTCGACCACTGCAGAATTGGGGGATTTACAAGCTTATACACGGCAAGAAGTGCAAGCGCGCATTGATGGCGATAAGGTTACAGTCCAAAAGGTTGATAACTATATTGCCAGCAATGATAGGGCTCTTGCAACTGTACGCCAATCTGCACAGGTAGCAGTTGAGCAATCATCGGCAAATGCCGAAGCGATTGATTCCATTAATCTTGAGCTTGATGATAAAGCATCAACTGGTGCACTTGATCAAGTTAAATCAGATATCAAAGATGTTGATAATAAGATTATTGCTCAGACTACGAGAATTGACGGCGTATATGCACAGCTTAACCCGCCTTTAATCGGCTCGGAATCCGAGTTAATTGGTAATGAGGGAGGTTATGCAGGCGTATGGTCGGAGCAATCTGCACGTATTGAAGGCGATTTGGCTCAATCTAAACGTACAGATCAAGTTGTTGCAACGATTAAAGAAAACGATGCTTTATACAAGCAACAAATCAAAGCGAATGCTGATGCTGTTTCTGCAAACGTGCAAGCAACAACAACCTTGCAAACAACCGTAGGTCAAAACACCGCATCAATTCAGGAGGTGAGCGAATCAGTAAACGGCTTGTATGCGCAAAAGTACATCAAGCTTGACGTAAACGGCAAAGTTGCAGGATGGGGCGGTGCTAACGATGGCAAAGAATCTGATTTTATTCTGAACTTTGATTCATTTGCGATTGGTTCAGGTGATAGCACTGGTTATTACCCATTCATTTTCCGCAATACGCCTTACACCGACCCAAACACAGGCACGGTATTTCCGGTAGGGGCTTATCTCAAAACCGCATTTATGGATTATGCATCTATTGATACGTCCCATATTAAAGACTTGGCTGTGAAATCTGCGCAGATTGATAATTTGGCGGTGACTAGTGGGAAGATTGATGATTTGGCGGTGACTAGTGGGAAGATTGATGATTTGGCGGTGACTACGCTAAAAATTCAAAATGAAGCAGTTACAGTGCCAATTGGAGTCTCAAACCCAAATATTGTACGGACCACTGGGAATTTTTTCCCGCAATACTTTGATTTCACTGCTCAATTGACCGAGTGGGAAGCAAAGTTTAGCCCGCTTGCGACGATAACGCTAAATAGACAAGGAGGGCAATGCAGATTTGATGCTTCTTGTAATGTAGCAGCATCTGCATATTTGACTGCTTATGCTCAAGACAACGGCAATCTTAGTGAAAATGACAGATTGATGCTCAGATTAGTGCTTTCTGTATACAAAGGGTCTGTTCTGGTGGGGCGAGCGGAAGTGCCGCCGACACAAGTGCTTGGTCAATCTGGATTCTATTTTGAAGGAGCTATAAACGCTCTTGCGATAATAGACACTGATAACACAATTGGTACTACGACTTACACTCTTAAGCTTGGATTTGCAAATAGAGGGAGTAGAGCAATAAGAGTTGTATTGAATCACCCATCAGGTGTATTCGGTGTGAATAACATTCGTTTTGTTGCGCTGGAGCTGAAAAAATGACAGCAATTATTTCAAAAAATGGCGAAATTCTTCAGATGATTTATGCAAATGAAGAAACAGTTGTTTTAAACACCCCGAAAGATGGAGTTGCGGTTGATGACCCGCCAAGCTCAAATATGTTTTATCAGGGTGGGTGGGTAGAGATGCCTGCTCAGCCATCCCCGTACCACATATTTAACTATGACATAAAGCAATGGATTGACCCTCGCACCCTGGATGAAATCAAAGCCCAGAAGTGGGCCGAGATTAAAGTCATGCGAGATCAACTTGAGTTTGGTGGTTTTGAGTTTGAGGGCAATATTTATGACTCAGATCAAGTGTCACAAGGTCGTATCATGGGTGCGGCTGCTGCGGAGGTAGATCAAACATGGACACTTGCAGATAACTCAACAGTTGAATTGACAGCGCAGCAGCTTAAAGAGCTTTACGCTGCTTTGCAGGCACATATTGCAGGCGTTCACGAAAGAGGGCGTATTGCACGACAGAAAATTGAAACTGCTTTGACATATGAAGAAATTGAAGCAGTAAATTTTTAATTTAGAAATTTCTTATATAGCACCCAACCGGGTGCTTTTTTATTGCCTAAACGAAAGGGGGAAGGCATGACTGAAAATGAATCATACGGGTTGAGATTTGAAAAGAAAATCGACTCCATTCAAAGTGATATTCGCATGTTGTCAGATCATGTTACTCGACTGACTTTTATTAATGAAGCACACAAAGAGACTAGCGAACAGAACAAAAAGGACATCGATACATTAGATATCAAAGTCGCGAATTTGGAAAATCGTACAGCTTCGCAAGATGGTGGTCTTTCTGTATTGCGTGTACTGCTTGGCATCTTTGCAGGAATCGTATTTTCGCTCTGCGCTTGGGTTGGATCTTCAATTATTCAATTAAGCCAAGATCAATCTTTAATTAAAGAGAAAGTATCACGGTTAGAGGAAGCAGGACGATGAATAGTGAAAACACAAGAGCTTATCTAGCTTTCGCATTAGTGGGACTGATGTTTGTTTTAGTGATAGCTTTATTTTTTGTGGATATGCCACGTGAAAATAGCAATCTGATTAATACGGCATTGGGTTTTATTGCTGGGGCTATGACAACAGCATGTGGGTTTTATTTTGGTAGCTCTGAGTTAGAGAAAAAGAAAGGTGAATCCAATGACAACTAAACCATTCTTCGATGCTGCCCGAGTAATTGCAGGCGGCAAGCTTACACAGGCGCAAGTAGACGATCTAAATAAAGTGGTCGAAAAACTTGCACCAGGTGGAAAAACTACAAGTGATGATGGTGTAGATCTAATCTCAGGATTTGAAGGCACAAGATTCACAGCTTATGACGATGGTGTAGGAGTCTGGACCATTGGCATTGGAACTACAGTTTATCCAAATGGCGTGAAGGTAAAACAAGGTGATACATGCACACCTGAACAAGCCAAAGCCTACTTTAAACACGACTTAGCTAAATTTGAAAAGACTGTAAATAATTCAGTCACTGTGCCTTTAACTCAAAATCAATTTGATGCTTTGGTTTCACTGACTTACAACATTGGCTCAGGTGCTTTTAATAATTCAACCTTATTAAAAAAACTGAATAAAGGTGACTATCAAGGTGCTGCTGATCAGTTCCTTGCATGGAACAAAGCAGGTGGAAAAGTTATGAAAGGTCTAGTTCGTCGCCGAGAAGCAGAACGAGCACTCTTTTTAAAGAAGTAACTTATATGTGCAAACGTACCAAAGTTGCATCGATCATCACATTGCTGTGCTTAATCTTCTCAGGTTGCACAGCTCACACAATTAACAGTAATGTGAATGTCTCGATTTGTGTAAGGGCTTTGTGATGTCGCAAGTCATGATCATGGTTTCGGAAGCGGGCAGAATGGAGAATACTTGCAATCTACCCGCTGATTTAGATAAGAACGGGATTGTTCTTAAAATCTATGACTACTCATTAAAAGAGTTGCCGATTAATTTGGATGGCACTGTGACTTACAATGGCAAAAGATGGACCTTTGATAAGAAGCAAAGTTTTTAGTCTTTCCAGCTATCTACAATATCAGCCCAGTCTTGCATCATTTTCCGTCTAGCATCTAAGTGCTGAGAATGGTCGTAAGATGCTTTTGTTCTATTTTGTTCTGCATGAGCAAGTTGTTTTTCAATCCACGCCTCTTCATAACCTTTCTCATATAACAGGGTAGATGCGGTTGCTCGAAAGTCGTGGGCAGTTACATCATTCAAACCAATGTAAGTAAGCATTTTATTTAATGTTGTCCTAGAAATCATGCAGTCGCGTTTCTGAGGAGAAGCAAATACATACTTCTGGCCCTTAGTAATTGCATACTGGTCTTTCAATATCTCATACAGTTGGTCAGACATAGGTACGATATGAACTCTATCCATCTTCATTGACCTTTCTTGCCTTCTCCGGCGAGATGATCTAGGGAATTTAATTATCCGGTCATCAAAATCAACAAACGGCCACTCCATTTTCCTTACTTCAATTGTTCTCAACATTGAGTAGAGCAAGGTTAGTGTGGCATTTCTAACAGTAGAAGAGCCTTTGTACGTATCAATGTTAGTGCGAAGTATGGTTCGTTCGTGCGCCTCTAGTGGTCTTGCATGTTCCACTTGTGGGCTTTCAATAGCTTCTTTAACTGCATAGGTTGGGTCTGTGTCAGTTCGAAGAGTCACAATTGCATAGCGCATGACTAGACCAATAAAGCGCCTATTCAGATTGGCTGCGGCTTCACCTGTAGCAAAATTATCTTGTTTTTTAATTCGCTCCATGGTGTTCTTCATGATTTGGAGAACATCTGCTGAATTAACATCTTTGATTGGCTTATTACCAATTATCTTATAAATATCTCTTTCCATTGCCCCTTTAAAACGATCTACATATCCTTCGGATTTATACTTCATTTTTTCTTTAATGAACTCTTCTGTAACAGACTTAAAGCTGTTATTGATTGCAGCACGTTTTTCTTCTTCTTTTTGATCTCTGTCTTCAACTGGATTAATGCCTTTTGCAAGTAAGGCCTTTGCGTCTTCTTTTCGCTTCCTAGCATCAGCTAATGATACAGACGGGTACTCACCAAAACTAATAGTTCCTTCCTTTCCATTTAAAGTATATTTAAAGCGCCAGATCTTTTTGCCTGATGGTCGGACTTCTATGTAAAGGCGTTCAGCATCAAGAATGCGATACATTTTCTCTGTTGGCTTTAAGGTCTTGATTTTAGAGTCAGAAAGCATACGGGTAACGGGCAATGGAAAGAGGTTACCCGCCACGATACCCGTTTTTTGCGAAGATTAAAATAGATTATAAAAGATTAAAACAGACAAATAATTATGACTATCAGTTGAATTGCATAGATTTAGCAGATTGATACAGATTACAACAGATTATTATCTTTAGAATTGTTGAGAATGACGATTTTCATAAAAAATGACTTCTTCTTTCAAATAAGAGGTAAAAACATTGAGCAATATTTAAGTGTGAAATTTGCTTATTTCTCACATAAATCTCAAAAAGGATTAAATTCGATTAAGCTATTATGCGTGAATAAAAGTTGAAAGTATTGTTTATCGATAATTATTTTTGTTTGGTTAGTTAAATATTATAAAAGGGAGAATCTACACAATGGGTTATCAGAAGATCGTTGTTCCTGCCGACGGTGATAAAATTACAGTAAAAGCAGACCTGTCACTGAATGTACCGAATCATCCAATTATTCCTTTTATTGAGGGTGATGGTATTGGTGTAGATATTACACCGACAATGAAAAAAGTTGTTGATGGGGCAATTTTAAAAGCCTATGGCGGCAAACGTTCCATTGAGTGGATGGAAGTCTATTGCGGTGAAAAGGCAAATAAAATTTATGGCACTTATATGCCGGAAGAAACTTTTGAAGCCCTGCGTGAATTTGTCGTTTCAATTAAAGGCCCCCTAACTACTCCAGTTGGTGGCGGTATACGCTCACTTAATGTGGCGCTACGTCAAGAATTAGATTTGTACGTATGTGTACGGCCAGTACGCTGGTTTGAAGGTGTTCCTTCACCTGTTCAGCATCCTGAATTAACCGACATGGTTATTTTTCGTGAAAATTCGGAAGATATTTATGCAGGTATTGAATGGAAAGCCGATTCGGAAGAAGCTAAAAAAGTTATTAAATTCCTTCAAGAAGAAATGGGGGTCACAAAAATTCGTTTCCCTGAAGGATGTGGTATTGGTATTAAACCCGTTTCCAAAGAAGGATCACAACGTTTAGTTCGTAAGGCCATCCAGTTTGCCATAGATAATGACAAACCATCGGTGACTCTTGTTCACAAGGGCAATATTATGAAATATACCGAAGGTGCATTTAAAGAATGGGGATACGAGTTAGCACTAGATCGTTTCGGCGGTGAACTCATAGATGGTGGCCCTTGGGTTAAAATTAAGAACCCTAAAAATGGTAAAGACA